CCCGTCATTCCCGCGGCTTTGATAACTAAATCTACCGCGTATTCATCTCCAAGATTATTCGGCAGAATATCTAAGCCTATCTTTTCCTCATACTGATTTAGTTTTTCTAGAAACTGAGCTCCTGGGAGCTCAGAAGCTTTCATATTTAGAGCCTCGTCTATCCTCTTAAGAGCGTCCTCCGGCAGCAACGTTAAAACAAAATCAATTTGAGTTGTAACGTCATATTGCTGCGCCACCCCCACAAGCCGGTCGGCCAACTGCTCTGAGAGGCCCGGATACTTTTGAAGTATCTCCATGCCCCGCATCCCTTCAATCAGATCAACCATGCGCTGTCGTATGGCACTATCTTCGTCAGCAGTTAGGCCGCCTCGTTGACTAACACCGCCACTTTGGCGCGATAGTCGGATAACGTCATATGCGTCTCTGAAGGCTGAAGATATTTCACTGTCCTCCATACACTTGGGAGGTAAGACGAGAGCGACATTAATGATATCTTGTAATAAAACTAAAACTGGGCCCTGGACATCCATCGGGAGGGGACTATCAAGGGTAGAGATGGCCGCGGCNATCTCGGCCGAATCGGCGNCCAGCAAAAGTAAAGCNCTCAACAGAGCCTCGGCGCATTCCGCGTTCTCATCNCCTACAAGGAGGGCGAGTATGGAGCGTAATTCATTTTCGTCCGGCTCGTTTAGTTGTTGTCGAGCCGCATGGGCTATGTTTGCGGGGTCCAGCACCTTTGAGGCTGTCTGCGAGAGAGCACTCTTCAGACTTTTTCCCTGTTCTTTTAGGCTATCCGAAGAACTCATGGTGGTCTCAGTCTCCAACAATATCGTTTAATAGAGTTAAAATCTTGTTATCTTTTTCAACGCGTTCGTTCATCAGCTTATTTTCTGAGAGCCCCATAAAAGCATTGGGGGTGGAGGGCTCCGAGACAATGTCAAAACAAATTAGTTGGAAGTCGTCCTCAACGATCGTTTTACCCATTTGCTCTCGAACCGATCCCATTCCGCGGGAAGAAATCCCAATCTTGACTCCAGACTCAACAAGGGCTTTGAGGATCTGACCGGAGGGAGTATTAAGAACCTTGGCTTTGCCCATCACAGAGGCGCCATCCATCCACACTTCAGTCATTAAATGAGATACGTTGGCCAGGTTAATAATGGAGGAATCAGGGTGATCTAGCTCGCCAAGAGCTCGGTTGTCAGTGACAAGTTGTTTATATTTTTGAACTTCTCGTTCCATTATCCCCATAGGATAGCGTCGCCCATTGCCATTGTCGCATTCCGCCTCCTGCAATTTCCCAGACAACATCATTCCACCATCACGCACGAACCTCTTCTCGGCTTCCGTCAGCAAATCCTGACAGACGCCGCCTTCGCATAGTTCATAAAATTCTCGGAGAAGCTGGGGCATTGTTTAAATCCTATATCTCGCCTAATAGTTCTAGTACTTCGGTCGCGAAAGCCACTAGATCTTGAACGTGAGGATAATATGATGCCATCTCATCGCTACCGTCCTTCATATTATGAAGATCATCAATCGCTCCGAATTTCATTGATCCCGGAATGTTGCTGATTCTTGCCGCAACATCTTGTGGTGTTTCACCTTCAGCCTCGCTCAGACGATTCACTGTCTCGTTCAAGAAGTATCTTGGATCTATTCTTTTTACATTTTTTCTGCGTGCCATTATCTTATTCCTCGAATTTGTGAGGGAACCCTGGTGGGCGCCCTTGTGATGTTTGATCTGTCGATCGAGGAGACGATGGTCGTTCAACGTCGCCGCGCGTGTCTAATCCCATTTCCGGATCATACGAATCTTTCGTAAGGGCTTGTAAGATATCGTTAAGCGTTGCGCCGACAGTTTCTAAGGCTGCCGCGGCATCGGGGAACATTTTTGCCCACTGGGAAAGTGCGCGCTTTGGACCCTCGACTTCCAGCATGAGCCGCAAGTCGCGATTGACTGTCTCGTTCAAGAAGTATCTTGGATCTATTCTTTTTACATTTTTTCTGCGTGCCATTATCTTATTCCTTTAAAGTAGTCAACTGCCTGAGCAGCATCGTCGAACTGGTTGGATCATCCATTTTTTCATGATTGCTCACCTCCTTTATGGGTCACTCGGATCCCGTAATCTTCTACCAACATACTCAAGAAGTATGATGTTCCAGCACTAATACAACCGCACATAAATGCGGTCATAGGCTGATTGCTAAAACTAAATAGTTCTGTATATGGACTTATGCCCCATAGAAACACGCCAACCCAAAATCCCATGCACAAATGGCAATGGAATAGCCGGCCGAATCCCCACATCGATTTGCAAGGTGGACGGATCTTGTTAAAGATATGTCCGTGTATAATAATAAATGTCATGCCGTAAGCGGCAAGTATAAAATGTAATAGTTCCATTAATCCTTCTTTTCTATTTTACAGACAGACTAAAGGAGTCCGCCGGCGCCCGCAGGCTTCCACTATAAGCCTCATTAATATCGATTCCTCAGCGGGTAATAGTAATAACCGGGACGCATCGATCCCTTCTCAGCATAGTGTGGGACCTCACCGTACTCAGTTGTATCGGTCTGGTCTGGGTGGGTATACATATTTTCCAGCTCTTTCTCGTAATCATCCGCAACCTTTTCGTGGCGCGCCTCGTAAGATAAGAACTCGGATATAACATATACCGCAGCTTGGAGGGAGTTGACTTGCTCGCTTTCCATTATGACACCTTCTAGGGAACGAAAAACACTGCCTCCTTGGATGGACCCTCGTTCAACAATTCCCTTGTCGGCCAACATCTCAAAAAGCCTGTTCTGATAATCGTAGACATCCTCAGTGGAGGTGGTCTTCGGAAAGGTGACCACCTTAAGCTGATCAGGCATCACAGCAATATCAATGGCTTTGTGGTCCATAATAAGAAGAGACCCGTCGAGCGCGCGGCGGGCATTCAATTCGACTGTGGCCTGGGGGCCGCCTACTTTAATTGTGATCATGAGATGCAAACTCCTGAACTAGTTGTTGAGTCTTGAGTATTTTACTCAGGTCGGTCTCGTCGAAGTCGCGACGGCGGAAGCTCTCTAAATATTCTTCCACACTCTCCATCTTTTTACTTATCAGTGGGGCAACCGAACCTCTATCGATGGAAGTAAGGGCGCCCTTTAGACGATATAGCTCTTCGTTAAGATACACGCGTAATTCGAAACCATCATCAGCGAAACTTGCAATATATTGATTTAAAAGATCTTTTTGTTCTTGAAGCAAAGTTCCATATTTAACGTTGAATTTCTTAATAAAAGAATTATAAGTCAAGTTGTCAAGTGGTTTGAGAGCGGCCGTAGTATCTCCACTATGAGGCGTACTCATGCGATCAATAATCGCCTGTTCAAAAAGAACACGNTTTTTAAGACTGCCCTTAGAACTAAAAATTGTGCTGACAGATGCCAGTGATTTAAAATTAGGAACGAAGCTCTTCCAGGTATCTTGTCCCAGGTCCTTATTAATGGCTTTAATAAGTTCTGACTGAGCATTAAAAATAGTATTCTCGTCGAGGATCTGGTAGGCGCCTTTAGTCTCGTGAAGAAGCCGTTCAGCTACCGGACGTTGAATATTCGTCGTATTTAAAAGGGCATTATATAATTCTAATTCATCAGCTAGCGCGCTGCCTCTTGTAAAGTGTTCTTTGAGCAGTGCGACGATCTTATTCTTGCGATGGACCTTTTTCTCAACAATAGCACGAGTGAGTTCCCGAGTGAGGGTCTCATAAATAAACGCTGTATTTCTCTTTTTATTGTGTTTCATCTTTTTCTGCCTCTTTTTTCTCTAGCTCTTCCACCAACAGTCTTACTCGTGATGTGTTCTCTGCTAAATTAATCTCGCTCCTAGTATAAGTAGCTGCTTTTCTTTCTTCTAGACCAACTAAGGACTTGAAGTCGGCCATACTAATGGATCCGGGGGTGCGTACTCGCTGACTGCGGAGGGTTCCGGTCTCGGGCTTATGGCCCCAATCTTCGCGGCGGTGGGGCCCAGTGGCGTATTTGCGGCGTTTGTCGCTGCGGCCATTCTTAGCGCTATAACTGCTCTTTTCATATTGTCGAACGTCATCTTCGCGGCGTCCTGGGGCGGCCAGGAGGGCCGAGTCGCCACCTTCGTCACCCCCCATATCTTCGCCGCCAAGATCCCCCATATCTTCGCCGCCAAGATCGCCCATATCTTCGCCGCCAAGATCGCCTAGGCCACCTTCCTCACCGAGTCCCTCCTCGGCGCCTTCTTCGGTAACAGACTCAAGGGCTTGTTGATACTTGCGATCGTGAAAAGACTCGCGTTGATTGCGCAGAAACTCGTCGTCTGAAAGGCCCAAAATATTATGAGAAATCCAGCGCTTACTAAAGGTGCCTTCCGGAACTGCGTTGGCGACGTCGAACTTGGTGCGAAGATATTCAAGCTGTTGGAGCTCGGCGAGACGAGAAGGGTTATTAAGCGTCAGATCAAAACCAATTAGGTCCTCGCCGCGGAAGCCTAATGTATAAAGATGAACCACAGCAATTTTCTCCAGCTCAGCAACGACCGAGCGCTGCAGTCTTTGAATCGTTCGAGAAAAACGAATATCCTTCTGAGCCAGAGTGGTTTTATCCTCGTCGGCTCCTTCCAGATTAGTAAGGTAGGATTGCGGGATTTTAATGGCAGCGAATAACTTGTCGCGCAGATACTTAACGTCCTCGATATCGTCGAGGGACTTGGCACCTGGGAGAGAAGTGATGTCGGAACCAACACCTCCGCGCATAGGAATAAAATAGTCCTCCTCTAAAGACAGAGGATTGTAGCGAAGATCCACGCGGCCAGTATTAGCATCGACCAAAGAGTTTCTCTTCATCTCGGTTTTCACTTTTTCCATATACTGCGGGATATCCTGCGGAGGGATATTGCCCACATCAATCTTAAACACGCGACGTTCCGGGGCACGGACAACGCGATAGGCGATCATGGCGTCTTCAAGAAGAAGAAGCTGACGCCAAATTCGGCGAGCGGGGTCGAGGACAGATGTTCCGTAAGGAGCGTATTTGTCATTACCTAAAATACGGAAATGGGCAACCTGCCAGTTTTCAAAGGTCATGCCGGCNCCGTTCCACTGATACTGCACATAGTTGGGATTAGTGGGGTCTTGCCCCTCGAGGCGCTCGACCTCATTGTTTGGCAAACCAATAACGGAAGTAATGCCCAGTGTGTCATCAACGTCCAAATACAAAAAGAAGTCTCCGTATTTACACATGGATCTCGCCCAGCCAAAAGCATTGAATTCAATGTTGAGGACGTCATAAAACAACGAATGAAGAATTGTTTTAATTTCTAGATTCATACATGAAATATTAAGAAGCTGATCATACTCGTTGGATGTGGTCATTTCGTCAGCATAAATGTCAATCGCAGAAGCAATCTCCGGCATGTATTCCATCTGTTCAAAGTCAGTATAACGCTCGGCGCGATTCTGGTTACGGAAGGCGGCCGAGGTGAACATATTGTACTGCTGGGACATGTTCGTATCGCCGCGCTTAAACTCTTGGCCGCTCATGGAGCGGAAGCGATACCGATACTTGTCCATGTCATCGCGGCGTTCCTGGCGTGCGATCTGTGCTTTATAATTTACAATTGGGCCCGAAAGTAACCGCGTTAATCTTTTAAATAACGGGGATGCCGGGTTTCTGTTGTTCTTTTCGTTTGTAGCCATAATTTACTTTCTAGCCCTTAATGAGTCCAAGGTATTGTTCATTGAATTCCTCAGCACCCTCAGTCCTTTTTGTTTCGGAAGCGAGCTTGTGGTCTCGCATTCCCGGAATCGTAGTGGAGATAGTTGTCTTAGACGTGGTGATCGCCGACAAAAACTGCTTGCTGTACTCTATATCTTTTTGACTCTCCACAATCACCGTATCCCTCACCCAGCACCCTATCGCAAACGACATGACGAGGTCGTCATTATAACTTCTCATCGCCTGGGGTCTTCCCGAGTGCCAAATAAATGTTTTCATTTCAGAAAGCAGACGACTTGAGTTAATCTTAATTAGTTTGTTCCTCATGAACTCTTCCATTTTGGCAACAATAAGAGGCCGTGTTTTGGAAGATGTGGTGAATCCTGGAATAACATTAGATTGCCATTGGGCTGCGACGGGGTCCACATATTGGTGATCGCCTTTAGTAGAATGATATATATTAGGATACCCTTTATCGAGCAGTTTTTTAAGTACTGCATAGCCTATGTTGTTGTTTTCTATAACCAACATGGGGTTGCCGTATTCACCCGCCACGTTATATAATATGTCGGCGAACTCTTCTGGTGTGGGTTTCCCAACATATTCGGCTACAACTTCCATTGTTTCTAGCTCAAATACGTGAAACGCGCTGTTATCTTTGCCGTCGCCCCGGGCCACATCGGCTACAACCAGATGAGTTTTTTCTGGGTCATACCGTCTCCAGATCCAATAATTTCTATCAAAGCCGGTACGATATTCCGGAGCGACTGTCCTCTCCAGGTACCACTGAATATCGTCGGGGTGAATGACGGTCTCGCCTGAAACATTAAAGTTACACTCGAGCTCTTGCGCAATCTGACGTTTAGACATGTTGCGCGTCTCTTTTTCAAACCATTTTTTATCACGGTCGGGGTGAGCTTCCCACATAAGGGTCGTCATATAAAAATCATTAGTGCCTGCTTCAGCCTCGACACAGTTCTGATGGAACCAGTTACCTACGCCGTTCGGGGTTGATAGCGCAATACATCGACCACCCGTGGATAACGTAGGATATAGGGCAGTCCACAACTCGCTAAGCTTTTCAACATGTGCAGCCTCGTCAATTACCAGGAGGGAGAGTGCCTCTGAACGGCCGGCGTCGCCGGAAGTGGAAGATCCCTTAATTTGAGATCCGTTAGACAATTCAAACGATGTTCGGTTGTCAACGGTAATTGAAGCAATCTGCATCCATTGGGGCAAGTTCTTGATTAGCGCTTTTACTTTTTTAACTAAATTTGTAGCAGTCTGAAGCTTAGTGGCCACCACTAAAATATTCTTGTCTTTATGAAACAGCATTAACCAACTTACATAAGAGGCGGTAATCGTTGATATACCAAGCTGGCGCGCTTTAAGTATAATGTTGAAGCGGTAATCTACAAAGTCTCTTAGGAGCTGATTTTGATAATCATATGCCTTAAAGGGAATCGTACCCTTTTGAGGGTGGGAGATGCGCCCGTAATTGGTTGTGAAATAAACCGGGTCCTTGCCGGCTTTAACGATCTCTTTTAGTATTTCTTGCTTGGTGAGGACATTCCCCATAGCATCTCTTACTTGCCTTTGCGGCTATCGTTCTTGGGTCGCTTATTCTTGGGCCCTAGGGCTAGCCAATCTTCAATGGCACCCTTTAAGCGCTCCTCGTCCGTGCCCTTATTCACCTCAACCACATCGGTTAGGCCACCGATTCGATAATCACAGTGGGCCTGAACGTCCGTTCGATAGTTAGAGATTCGCTGGACCAGAATGTGATGGTCGCCTTCTTTGGTTAATGTGAGCGTGTTTCCAGTGATTGCTTTATATTCCTTTTTGAGAAACTTAATGATCTCCTGAAGCTGTCGGCCAACTTCATTCTCATAACCAGAATCTTGGACCTCTTTGATTCGGGTCTCAGCCTGGTAGGTGAGACGTAAGATGGGTCCATGAAATTTAACACCGAATCCGTCCATGACGCGGCGGTCATTAATATAATGACCATCCTGCCTCTTAAGTCCAGCATCGCGTGCTTTACCGTCTGCCTGCAGTGACTCTTCGTGTGCGCCGTCCCAAGCTCCATTAGCTGCTGCCTGATTGATTCCTTGAATGATTTCGTATACTGTTGCCATGTTATTCTTCCTTATTAGGTCTCCAGCCGCTTGCCCATCTTTCTTCCCGCATGTCGATGTACTGTATATAGCACTCGAAGCAAGCTTCGAACTTATTCATATACAAATCATCACGCGGATGAAAAGAATACTTTTCGCAAACAGGACAAGTCCTATTATGATCTCTATTAAGTAGTTTTTTGTTTATTAAAAATCCGTCTTGTTCTACATTGTCTTGCGTCTCAGACAATTTAGCGAACTTCTGTCGCTCTTCTAGAGACTGCTGGATGTATTCTTTTTCTTTGTCCTCGGACCAAAAACGGGATGGGTTGTTGATTGCCTCTTCACCATACTTTTGAGTTATGGCTTTTTCTAGTTTGGCAATGTAGTTGGGGTCTTTATTTTTCATAAATTTGTTCTGGCCTAGGCGCTATATACATCCGCGGCCGCCAGGGTGGGCCGCACTGACATC